TAGTGATGTAGACGAATTCAATAGTGTCATTATACCTGACAAAACTCAATATCGGTTGTTTTTTAGTAACGCAAATATAAATCGAGATAAAACCAAAGGTATTATATGCGTAAGAAAAACTGAAAACTATGAATTTGCAGATTTACGTGGTATCCGAGCTAACTCTACAGATAGCGTCATATATCAAGGTTCGAGCATAGTATTGCACGGTGATTTCGATGGATACGTTTATCGTCAAGAACAAGGGAATAATTTTGACGGTAATACTGTAACGGGCAAATATCGCTCTCCAGACATGGTTATGGGTGATGCAGGTATACGCAAAAGATTTCAAAGAGTAATAATAAACTTCGCGCCCGAAGCTGCTGTTAATGCAGATTTATTCATACGTTATGATTATGAACAGGGCAATGCACCGAGACCAGCAGCTTACCCGTTTTTAAATACGGGTGTATTAGCCGTGTACGGAACATCCCTCTACGGCACTGCTACATACGGTGGAAATATCAATCCAATTATAAGACAGCCAATTGAAGGTAGCGGATTTGCCATCGCGCTACGTGTTAACGACAGAGGAACATCAGCACCCTATTCATTAAAAGGGTTTCAACTAGAGTTCCAGGCTGACGCAAGGAGATAATTTATGGCAGGTTACACTAGACAATCTACATTTGCTGATGGAGATGTTATTCAGGCGTCAGACAGTAATGATGAATTTAATCAATTACTTGCGGCGTTTGTAAACACAAGTGGACATAAACATGATGGCACTACTGCCGAGGGTCCAGTTATTGGTTTGATTGGCGACCCTGGTGTAGCTACGCCATTAAACAAAGTTGTTGTAGATGATACTAATAATCGTGTTGGTGTATTCGTCGATGCTGGAGGCGCTGGGTCAACTGTTGAACAAGTTCGTTTCCAAGACGGCGCCATTGTCCCTGTTACAGATGATGATATTGATTTAGGCACATCATCTTTAGAATTTAAAGACGCTTTTTTTGATGGCACAGTAACTATGGATGCCCTTGTGGCGGACACTGTCGACATAAACGGTGGCACTATTGATGGCGTTACCATTGGTGCAAACAGCGTTATAACAAATTTACTTGTAGATGATGTTGTCATCAATGGTTCGACCATTGGACACACAAGCGACACTGATTTACTTACATTAGCCAATGGAATACTCACTGTAGCTGGCGAAATATCTGTGACCACTCTTGATATTGGAGGAACTAACGTTACGGCAACTGCTGCAGAGTTGAATATTCTTGACGGTGTGACTTCTACAGCCGCAGAGTTAAATATTCTTGATGGGGTAACATCTACGACTGCAGAGTTAAATATTCTTGACGGTGTAACTTCTACAGCCACAGAGCTTAATATTGTAGATGGTGACACATCTGCTGGCACGACAGCCGTCGCGGGTGGAGATGGTATTGTAACTAATGACAATGGCACT